GGATTTTTGGGAAGCCACCCGGAAGCCGCATCCACCTGCGCCGCCTGAAACCTGCGTGAAATCAGACACCTGACCGGCCGCCAGGGGTGGATACCCCGCGGATGCCGGAGTCCAGCTGGAAGCCAGGGTATCCACCCCGACGGAGTCCACCTCGCGGGAGTCCAGCGCGGCCAAGGCACCGCCGCATCACCATCGACAGGAACCTGCATGACGCTGAGCTTTGCCCCGGACGCGATCGAGCAATGGCCGCTGGCCAAGCTCCAGCCCTACGCGAAGAACGCGAAGGCGCATGGCGCGGACCAGGTCGCCAGGATCGCCGCCAGCATGGCCGAGTTCGGCTGGACCGTGCCGTGCCTCGTCGCCGAGGACGGGGAACTGATTGCGGGGCACGGGCGCGTGCTGGCGGCGACGCAGCTCGGGCTGACCGAGGCGCCGGTGATCGTGCTCGGGCATCTGACCGAGGCGCAGCGCCGGGCTTACCGGATCGCGGACAACAAGCTGACGGAACTCGGCACCTGGGACGAGGCGCTGCTGTCGGCTGAACTGAACGACCTGCTGGCCGAAGATTTCGACCTGTCGCTGGTCGGTTTCTCCGATGGCGAACTCGACAAGCTGCTGGCCTTCGTACCGGAGGGGGACGGTGAAGGCGGTGGCGCCGGGGGCTCGGTGCCGCCGGTGACCATCCCCGAACCGCCGCGCAACCCGGCCTCGCGGACGGGTGACTTGTGGATCCTTGGCGACCACCGGCTGCTCTGCGGCGACAGCACCAGCGCTGCCGATGTGCGCCGCCTGATGAATGGCGAGCGGGCGATCCTGTTCGCGACCGATCCGCCCTATCTCGTCGACTATGACGGCTCGAACCACCCGACGCGGAACAAGGACTGGTCGCCTTCCTACGGGGTGACCTGGGACGACAGCAGCCAGGGCGCCGATCTCTACGACGGCTTCATCGCGGCGGCCGTGGCGGAAGCCATCGCCGAGGATGCGGCCTGGTATTGCTGGCACGCCTCGCGCCGCCAGGCGATGCTGGAAGCCTGCTGGGAGAAGGCCGGGGCCTTCGTCCATCAGCAGATCATCTGGGTGAAGGACCGCGGGGTTCTGACCCGGTCCCACTACCTCTGGAAGCACGAGCCGTGCTTCATGGGCTGGCGCCGCCCGAACCGCCCGCCGAAGGTGGCGGAGGAAACGCTGCCCTCGACATGGGCGCTGCCCAGCTTCGCCAGGGACGACCGGCCCGATCATCCGACGCCGAAGCCGCTCGACGCCTTCGGCATCCCGATGCGCCAGCATGTGGCGCGGGGCGGCCTTTGCTACGAGCCGTTCTCGGGCTCCGGCTCGCAGATCATGGCGGGCGAGGCTAACGGTCGACGCGTCTTCGCGATGGAAATCAGCCCGGCCTATATCGATGTGGCCGTCGAACGCTGGCAGGCCGAGACGGGCCGCGAGGCAGTTCTCGACGGCGACGGCCGCACGTTTGCGCAGGTGAGGACCGAGCGGCTGGGCGACGATGCCGCACCCCCGGCCGATACGCCGGACACGGACGCCGCCCCCGAACCCGCGCGAAAGCGCAAGACCGCCGCGTGACATGCATGACCTGGCTTTACCTCCCTCCGGAGACGCTTCCGGAACCGGAGACGCATGTCTCTTCGGCCTCTCCCTCTGCTCCGGTGCGGGCGGGCTCGACCTCGGGCTCGCCATCGCTTGTCCCCGATATCGTGCTGTGGGCCATGTCGAACGGGAAACCTACGCCGCAGCCACTCTCGTGGCGCGGATGGAAGACGCGACCCTGGATTGCGCGCCTCTCTGGGACGACATTGCCACCTTCGACGGCCGCCCGTGGCGCGGCGCGGTGGACATCGTCACTGCGGGCTATCCGTGCCAGCCATTCTCCGTCGCGGGCAAGCGCCGGGGTGCGGACGACCCACGCCACCTCTGGCCGCATGTCGCCCGCATCATCGGCGAGGTCGAGCCACCCTTCGTCTTCCTCGAGAATGTCGCCCATCATCTCCGCCTCGGCTTCCCCGAAGTCGCCAGCGGACTGGTCGGCATGGGCTACAAGCTTGCGGCAGGCCTCTTCACGGCGGCGGAAGTCGGCGCACCGCACAGGCGCGAACGCCTCTTCATCCTCGCCATCCGCGAGGGAGACGACCTGGCCGACCCCGCGCGCCTGCTCTGGCACGCGGTCGAGTGGCGGGAACCGGACGGAACTGCTGCGGCTCTGGCCAACACCGAGGGCCAGCGCCAACGAGAACCGGCAGACCAAGCCGACGCCCTCGCAGGCAGCGGGCCAGCACGGGATGAACCTCGCGACGACGGCCGCGCTCTGGCCGACGCCGATGGCGAACGATGGCTGCAAGCCGAGCGCGGGCAACCGCCGGTCGGCCGACCTGACGCATTCGGCGGGGATGTGGATGACGCCGACGGCGCGCGATCACAAGGACGGGGCGACGACGTTGGCGAACACGCCGGTGAACGGCCTGCTTGGCCGCCAGGTCCTGGTGACGCCGATGGCTGGGAGCGATATCTCCGAGCCGCGCCGGACCTTGAACCCGCTGTTCGTCGAGGCGCTGATGGGCTGGCCCACCGGGTGGACCGGCTTCGCCTCTGTGGCAACGGCGTGGTGCCGCTGGTTGCGGCGCATGCGCTGCGAACTCTGGCGGCTGAACTGCTGGCCGATGGATGATCGGGTGCTGGCAGGCCTGAATCTAGGTTACACTTGACGGTGATGGTCCTACCGCTCACTTTGCACGCTGTGCGGCCAGCCCCAGCAAACGCTGTCGCAATGGCATAAAGGAAATTGTTAACCATGTGTGTCATAATCCAGAAAAATGCCGATGTGAGGGATTCGCAGGTAAATGAAGCAGAAAACGCTGCATACGATCGGATACGAAGGAAGTTCTATCGGCGACTTTCTGGCAACGCTGGAAGCAGTCGGGATCGACCTTCTTATCGATGTGCGCGATGTTCCGATCTCCAGAAAGCCAGGATTCTCAAAGACTGCGCTTTCAGGCTGGTTGGAGACCTGCGATATTGAGTACCTGCACCTCAAGGGTCTCGGAGATCCCAAGCCCGGACGGATTGCTGCCCGCGAAGGGCGCTACGACGACTTTCGGCAGATTTTTGGCACGCACCTGAAGTCGTCAGCCGCGCAGACCGATATGCGTCGCGGATTGGATGCCGCCTCGCAAAGAATGGCATGCCTCCTCTGCTTTGAGCGCGATCATACTCACTGTCATCGCTGCATCGTTGCCGAGCAAATGGCTCGCCGCGGCGGGTTTCGACTCGTTCACCTCGGAGTTCAAAGCGGCTTGAAGGCCCAGATTGGTAAGGGGTGTGAACGCACGCATGACGGAGCACTTGCCCTCGTCGGGTAACACCGAAGCGGTCGTCATAATCAAGGCAGCACCCCAAGTCGGTCAGCGACATGGGGAGACAGTTTGCTGCGCTGGTCTCGATCTGTATGGCCAGTGGCTCCGTCTGTATCCGGTTTCGTTTCGACTGCTTGATGCCAACAAGAAATTTGGGCGGTGGGACCGCATCAAGTTCAAGTGGCGGCGCCCGAATGACGATCCGCGTCCAGAGAGCAGGCGCGTTGATCAGGACTCGATTGAAATTGCTGGTGAGTTGAAGCACGGGGAACGCGAACGGTTCCTGACGAAGTCGATCATCACCAGCCTTCAACGTGAACGCGACGCCGGTCGATCACTCGCGTTGCTGAAACCAGACGTAATTGAGTTTGTCGCCGAGAAAAAATCAGCTTCCGATCTCGATGAAGAAACCAAGCGCTTCGATGCACTTCGGGCGCAGGGTGATCTCTTCTCGAAACAAGCAACGCCATATCGACCGTGCCCCTATCGGTTCAAATACCGGTATCGCACCGAGGACGGTGAACGCTTTGGCACCTGTCAGGATTGGGAGATTGAAGCGACGTACTTCAACTGGTCGAACCAGTATGGGGAAACCAGAGCGCTCGACGAGTTGCAGCGTGTTTTCGGCGAGGAATACCCGAAAAAGGGAATGCTCCTCGCGATGGGCACCCACTCGCTTTACCCTGATACGTGGCTGATCAATGGTGTGATCCGCCTCGACGATGTCAAACAATCGTCTCTCTTCTGAATTCCACTGGAGAATTGCTCTTGGCTCAGTCGCGCCTCATGTCGCTGGCCGAGTCCCTCGCCAACGTCATCGTCGGCTTTGGCGTGGCCGTCGTCACTCAGCTCCTCGTCTTTCCCCTCTTCGGGCTGCACACGACACTGGCCGAGAACATGACAATCGGCGCGATCTTCACCGTGGTGTCGATTGGCCGATCCTATTGCCTTCGAAGAATGTTCGAGGGATTGCGCGTGTACCGGGAGAGCAAGAAAGCCGCCGAGGCCTGACCTCGACGGCTTTGGGATGTTCGAGTCAGGCGATCCGGTAAACCCGTCCGCGCTCTTCGACCTTCTCGGACGTCACCTCGAGCCCGAGCTTCTTCTTCAGCGCCCCGGCCATCGCGCCACGTACCGTGTGCGACTGCCAGCCGGTCGCGGCCATGATCTCCTCGATGGTCGCACCGTCCGGCGCGCGGAGCATCGCGATCAGCGTGGCCTGCTTGGTGCCCTCGCGCGGCGTGCGCGCCTTGGGCGCGACCTCGGTCTCGATGGGGGTGTCCGATGCGGGCTCCTCTGTCGGCACGTCCGGTGCGCCCGCAGACGCGGTGCTCGTGTCCTCGGGCGCGATGCCGATGGCGGCGAGGCCTGCGTCGGTGGCGACCAGCGTGACGCCGTGGCCGTCGCCGGTCTCGCGCCAGATGGGCTCGCCCTTGCGCATGTCGGCATCGACCTCTTCGAGGAACCCCTTCGCGAGCATCGCGCCGACCACCTTGGTGGCGGCGCCGCCGCGGAGCGAGCCGGGGAGCGGCAGGACGTTGCGGTCCTCGCGCTGCGCGGCGGCGCTGAGGATCAGGGCTTGCGTATCGGAAAGCTGGGTCATCTGGGGTCTCCGTGTTCGAGGCCCGCGTCATGCGGCGCCTTCTACGACCCCGAGCCGCGCAGGGCGCGCGGCAGGAGTTCCGGCTGGGCCGGAGATCAGCGGGCGTGCTCGCCTTCGCGGAACGCCATGTCGGTAATCTCGCGCAGCTTGTCGCGGTAGTGGCTCAGGGTGCCGACATGGCCCCAGTTGATCTCGTCGGGATTGGTTTCGAAGTGGTCGTCGCTGAGCGCCTTGAGGCGTTCCAGCATGGTGTCGATCTCCAGCTTGGCGGCGATGAAGGCGTCGAGTGCCTTGTTCGGCTGCTCCCTCGAACCGGTGGCGGGAGCGGTCTCACTGTCGGTTGCGCGGCGGGTCATTGCTGTGGCTCCTTGGGCTTGAGTTGCATCGCTTCGTTGGCGTGACGTTCGCTCTGTCCGCGATGCTTATCAACTCAATAAGCACATGATTCCAAAGGATAATCGGAGCGCGCAATGCGGGGCATGAGCGAACGCCAGTACGCCGCCCGTATGGGCCTCTCACGGGGCGCGATCCAGAAGGCGAAGGCGGCGGGGCGGCTCGTCCTCTTTGACGATGGCAGCATCGACGCCGAGGCGAGCGATGCCCGCCGGGCGGCGATGACAGACCCGTCGAAGTCCCGGCGGACCCCAGCGCCCAAGCTCAAGCCGGTTCCCGAAGCGGCGGTGGCGGCGGTCGGCGACACGCTGCGTGAACAGGGACTTGCCGCGCCGATCGTCGGTGGCGGCACGACCTTCCTGCAGGCCAAGACCGCGAACGAGGTGCTGAAGGCGCAGGAGCGCCGCCTCCGGCTTCAGAAGATGAAGGGCGAACTCATCGATCATGCGCGCGCGACCGCGCTCGTCTTCCGGCTGGCGCGCGAGGAACGGGATTCATGGGTCAATTGGCCGTCCCGCGCCGCGGCGCTGATGGCGGCGGAGCTCGGTGTGGAGGCGGCCGAGATGCAGAAGGCTCTGGAGACCCATGTACGCGCCCACCTCGACGAACTCGCCGAGGTCCGGCCGGAATTCCGCTGAACGAGACGATGAGTTGTCCGATGACCTGACCGACTTCGAGGGCGTCGCCGATCTCCTGCGCGCCTGGGGCGCCGGGATGCGGCCCGATCCGGACCTGACCGTCTCGCAATGGGCGGACCGGCACCGGATGCTCTCGGGCCGCGCCTCGGCCGAGCCGGGGCGCTACCGCACGGCGCGCACGCCCTACATGCGCGACATCATGGATGCGCTCTCGCCCGGTGATCCCACGCAGCGGATCGTGTTCATGAAGGCGGCGCAGGTCGGGGCGACCGAGGCCGGAAACAACTGGATCGGCTTCGCGATCCACCAGGCGCCCGGTCCGATGCTCGCGGTCCAGCCGACCGTGGAACTGGCGAAACGCAACTCGCGCCAGCGGATCGACCCGCTGATCGACGAGAGCGCGGAACTGCGGATGCGCGTGAAGCCCGCCCGCTCGCGCGATGCCGGCAACACCATGCTGTCCAAGGAATTCGCGGGCGGCATCCTGATCATGACGGGCGCGAACTCGGCGGTCGGGCTGCGCTCGACGCCGGCGCGCTACATCTTCCTCGACGAGGTCGATGCCTATCCGGGCTCGGCCGACGAGGAAGGTGACCCGGTCACGCTGGCCGAAGCGCGATCGCTGACCTTCGCCCATCGGCGCAAGGTGTTCCTGGTCTCGACGCCGACGATCCGGGGGCTCTCGCGGATCGAGCGGGAATATGAGGCTTCAGACCAGCGGCGGTTCTTCGTGCCATGCCCGCATTGCGGCCACGCGCAATGGCTCAAGTTCGAGCGGCTGCGCTGGCAGAAGGGCAAGCCGGAGACGGCAGAATATTTTTGCGAGGACTGCGAGCAGTCCATCGCCGAGCACCACAAGACAGCCATGCTGGACGCGGGTGAGTGGCGTGCGACGGCGGTTGCCGCCGACCCTTCGACCATGGGTTTCCACCTGTCTGCACTCTATTCGCCGATCGGCTGGCTGAGTTGGGAGCGGATCGTGCGGTCATGGGACGCGGCACAGGGGTCGGACGAGGCGATCAAGGCGTTTCGCAACACGATCCTCGGCGAGACCTGGGTCGAGACGGGCGAAGCGCCGGACTGGCAGCGGCTCTACGATCGCAGGGAAACATGGCCGGTCGGCACGGTGCCGATGGGCGGGTTGTTCCTGACCGCCGGGGCCGACGTCCAGAAGGATCGCATCGAGGTCGACGTCTGGGCCTGGGGGCGCGGGCTGGAGAGCTGGCTCGTCGACCACATTGTCATTGAAGGCGGTCCGGACAAGCACGACGCGTGGTCGGAGCTGACGACATTGCTGGATCGGTCATGGCCGCACGAACGCGGCGCGCATCTGCGCATCGCGCGGCTCGCCATCGACACCGGCTATGAAGCCCCGGCCGTCTATGCCTGGTCGCGGGCGCAAGGGTTTGGGCAGGTGTCGCCGGTCAAGGGTGTCGAGGGGTTCAACCGGGCGAGCCCGGTCTCCGGGCCGACCTATGTCGATGCGACCGTCGGCGGCAAGCGGCTGCGGCGCGGCGCGCGGCTCTGGACCGTCGCGGTGTCGACCTTCAAGGCCGAGACCTATCGCCATCTCCGGCTCGAACGGCCGACCGACGAGGCGCGTGCCGGAGGCGCGCGCTTTCCCGCAGGGACCATCCACCTGCCGGCCTGGGCCGACAGCGAGTGGTGCAAGCAGTTCGTCGCCGAGCAGCTGGTGACGGTGAAGACCCGGCGCGGGTTTCAGCGGCTCGAATGGCAGAAGCTGCGCGAGCGCAACGAGGCGCTGGATTGCCGGGTCTATGCCCGCGCCGCCGCCTGGATTGCGGGCGCGGACCGCTGGGGCGAGGAGAAATGGCGCGATCTCGAACGCCAGATCGGCTCGCTCGATCCGGGCGACACAGCGGTGCCGGAAACCATGGCATCTGATCCCGGCATGCCCGCAACGGCCTCCGCGGGTCTGGTACGACGAGCGCCCGCCCGGCGCGGCCGACGGGTGTTCACGCCCAGCTATCTGAGTTGAGACCGACACCATGACGCTTGAGGACATGATCGCGCGCCGCGATGCGCTGCTCGCCGCCCGATGGCGCGGCGTGCGCACCGTCGAGGTCGAGGGTCGCCGCATCACCTATGCAAGCGATGCCGAAATGGCGGCCGCCCTCGGCGACCTCGAACGGCGGATCGCCGGGGAGCAGACCGGCGCGCGCCGTCGCATCGTTCGCACGACGGCAAGCAAGGGGCTGTGACCCGTGCTGGAATCGA